AGCCAGGGTAGGACTGGCACGCATGAAAAGAAATACTAGGCGCTTACACCGCCGCACAGATTACTCCGCCAAGAGTTTTATATGAGTACAATGCAAGCGCAACGGTAATTGTAATACATTTGTCGCAGTAGACATCACGAACCATAGCGAAACATTTGCCGTGATTCGTGTAGAGGATTTAGGCGTTATGGAGGTGACAGGCAACTTCGCAGCAGTCAACGAGCTTATCAACGGACGCCTGGAAGAGTTGGACATTGATAAGCTAAGTTGCGAGTATGCGGTGATTCTCTTTGAAGGTTGGGAAACTAGCCACTGCACGCAATCGCAAACGGGTAAGTGGCAGTTAGTGCATCAGTTCAACATGAAAGACGGTTATATGAATTTGTGGTGACAACCAAATAACACACCAAGCCTAGCCTAACCGCTAGGCTTTTTCGTTTCTTACTGACAGTTTACATCGTGGACATTCTGCGGTATAATACGATTAATATGAGTAATGCAGAAATACGGCTAGATATCGGCTATGTCACCATTAGCAAGCGCAAGCTCCGGCAGCTTATCGAAGCTATCAACGCTGGCGCAAAGATTGAGGATGTGAAAACGGAGTTGGAAAGGATGATAGAGTAATGGCTATTGCAGGCGGCGCAACAGTCGCTTATCGTTGCAAGCTAGTGAATGGCATATTGCAGCGAGATAAAGACACGGCAATGCAGACACCACCACCATTGCCAGCAGCAGCGGCTATCCTGCGTGGCGAGTCTGTAATGGTGGCTGGCTCCGATGTTGTGGTTGTGGCTCGATTGATAGAGCTAGAGTTGATGGTGAATGAGTTGAAAGCAGAGTTGGCGCTTAAGGTTGAAAGCGTCTAATAATACTTATCTTCTTTTATGTATAAATTATCGGTAGCAATTCTCTGCGCATAGTTCTACATGTTTGTATAAGTATTGTACAGGGTAGAGCGTAAGGTTAATATGACGCCAAACGACGAATTTGCCCCCATTGACACACCTATCCAGCGTATAAACGAGGATAGGCTATCTGACATATTAGGCGACTTGATTGCAGAAGCGGCTGCACCTGTGTTCGATGAGGCGTTCAAGGCACGAGCAGAAACGATAGTGAAATTGACGGTGCGGTCGGCTGGGTTACTGGCAGATTTGATAGCGGAACGGTTAAAGAGATAATGGCAATGAACGGTATAGTTATAGAGAATCCAGAAGAAACAGTAAACGCATATCATGTTAGAAACAATGGCGATAATGAAATTATTGCTACACCCGTAAATGTAATGGCGTTACAGATTACGCCTGCAAAAACAGTGGCGCACATTGTGAGAAATCTAGGTCACGCTTATATTTTTCAGTTTGAGTATGATGATTTTTTGAGGTCACTTAATGGCACTGAATAGCAAGCAGCAGATTGTAAAACAATAATAAAACAATGCCTTTTGAAAAGGGAGTATCTGGTAATCCTAACGGGCGTCCAAAGCGAGAAAGGGCGCTTTCGGCAATATTGGAGAAGGCTGGAAATGTAAGAGTTGATGCAGTTGACGGTGCATTAGCTCGCAAAACATTTCTGGCTGATTTGCTTTGGTCTGGAGCCACAACGAAAAAGCTTGCGTTTCCTGATGGCAGTGTTGTCGAACTAAACGCAGAAGATTGGTTTTCTATCGCTAAATTCCTTTACTCTCAGATTGACGGCGCACCAAAACAAACGACTGAAGTTAGCGGAAAAGACGGTAAACCGTTACAGGTACAATATGTGAATGACTGGCGTGATTAGACTGCCTTATCCGCACAAAGGACAACAGACAGTTAGGCGAGAAGCTAAGCGACACAACTGGCTATCTGCTGGGCGGCGATGGCGGAAGACAACGCTATTGACTGCCATCACAATTGAGGCTGCATTATCTGGCGGTGAATACGTGTGGGGCGCACCAACATTCGATCAGGTGCGAATTGCATTTAGAGAGGCAAAACGTGCGGCGGGGGGCGTGGCGGATTTCAACCAGTCGTTAATGATTTGCACGTTACCGACTGGTGGACGCATTTACTATCGTAGCCTCGACGATCCGGACAACGCAAGAGGTTTGACAGCTAACGGCGTTGTGATTGACGAGTGCGCAGATGTAAAGCCAGAGGCGTGGTATGAAGTGTTACGTCCTATGCTGATTGACACGAACGGTTGGTCATGGGGCATCGGCACGCCAAAAGGAAAGAATTGGTTCTTTGGTGAACATGTCAACGCAATAAGTCGTGATGATTCGGCAGCGTGGCAAGTGCCGACAGTAGGATGTGAGATTATTGATGGGCGTTTGGTGCGCAAGCCACATCTGATGGAGAATCCAGAAATAGAGTTTGATGAGATTGTGCGGCTTTATGAAACAATGCCCGAACGGACATTCCGCCAAGAAATTATGGCGCAGTTCTTAGAAGGCGAAGGTTCAGTCTTCCGAAACATTTCAGCATGTACCACTGCGCAGCCATCCACACCAGAAGCGCACCGAGGGCATACTATCATTTGTGGCGCAGATTGGGGTAAGCAGAGTGACTATAGCGCATTTTCGTTCGGTTGCCTTGACTGCCATTGCGAGGTGGCACACGATAGATTCAATCAGATTGACTATGCGTTTCAGGTGCAACGGCTGAAAGCACTAGCCGACAGGTGGCAACCAGCGGTGATACTAACTGAATTAAATTCTATCGGTCAACCTGTGTTTGAACAAGTACAACGGCTAGGATTGCCAGCCGTAGGATTTAACACCACAGCGCAGAGTAAGCCGCCGCTTATCGAAAACTTGGCACTTGCATTAGAGAAAAGCGAATGGCAGTTCATCGACAACAAAGTATGGACAGCCGAACTGGAAGCCTATGAGCGCACGGTATCGGCAAGCACTGGACGCAGCAGTTACAGCGCACCGGACGGGATGAATGATGACACGGTGATCAGCCGAGCGTTGATGGTGTGGCAAGCGACAAATGGGATAAACTCTTTGTTTTTGTAGGATGTGATACATGGAACTAAACAGACGACGATTCATTCAGTCTTTATTGGCTACGCTTGCATCTTTGGTGGTAATACCAAAGATGCAAATTGACGGAACCGAGCAACCATCTATCCAATCAGTAATAGAAGATGCCGCACTGGATGCACCGATAACACCGGAGTATCCAGTGATGACGCTTGTTATTGATGGTGTAGATGTTCCGGTAAAAAACGTATATCTGGATGTGATCTATCCAGATGAAAATTGCTTCACGCTTTCCAGCGTTCCAATTATTTCACGCTCCGAAACAGTAGACGTTACTTTATCGTTTACAGCATACGGATTTAATAAAGTGCTGGATAATTTGGTGATGAAACGTAAAAATGTAAACATTTCGTTCTCGGTATGTGGTATGTGTTACAAGATGAGCGGAATTATGCATGAATTAAATGTTAATACGGATGCATATGGACGCATTGAGCAATTTTCAGTCTTTAGCATTAACGGTGATGTGACTAGAACCATTTAATATTGAGTATGCTAACGAGCGATAACTTCAACGAAATTGTAAAAGTTGGGCAAACATGGCGATTGCACTATAACGAAGGTAATCGCAACAATGCTTTGCTTCACATCCGTGCAATCGTGGATGACGAGTATATCGTGGTTCGTGTGTGGCATAATGCACAATGGAGATACAGATTAGAGACTGTTAGCTTTTTTATCGCTAGTTCACAGGCTGGGCATTTAATGCTAGAGAAGTAGTTAATAGGTGACACATGGAACCAAACAGACGACAATTTACGATAGCATTTGCAGCGGCATCGGCGGCGGCGGCATCATTTGCATCTACAACAACTGCAATGGCGGCGGAAATGCCCAAAGCACCATCGAACAGAATGGACAAATTCGGCAAAATCACAACGAAAACACATGCGTGCAAGGTTCGTGTTTCCATTGACGGAGTTGATGTAACAGATGATGTTTTTGAGGCTGACGATATAGCAGGCTATGTTGATTGTTATCTTCGTGGTGGTGACGGCAAGTGGATGATTGACAAAGATACCAACAGTCCTGTTTTTGCCAGACGATACGGAAACGTTCTAATTGAATGGAAGTGATTTTTTTACGGCTAATAATAATCATGGGAAACAAAATAATTGATAGCATGGTGTTTGCGGCAATGCAAACGGAATGGAATAAGTTGGAGTCTGAAGAGTTACCCTATACGTTACCTTGCACGTCGTATGCTGGCGAATTCATTGAGCGTTTCAGTACAGAAGACGAGGCAAGAGAGAAAGCCAGGGCGTACAGAGATAGCGATAGCGACTCGATGCCAGTAGAAATTTCACGCAATGATGCAATTGTTTGGGAATCAAAAAGCGGTTTGACTTTGTGATTTCGATGTAATGGCTAATGACAATTATGAGCAGACTCACGAACCGACAAAAAGAGGTTATGTCACAGATTGTTACAGGCGCAACACAGAAACAGGTTGCGAGAGATTTGCAGCTATCACCGAACACCATACGTAATTATCTGAGTAATGCACGCAAGGCTACAGGGTGTCAGTCAACGTTAGAGTTAGCGGTAAAGTTCTATGTGGAGGCTGTGAAGGTAGATGGATAGTAACTATATTTTATCTAATTACGAAATGGTGCGTTTGATAGTGTGGTTGTTTATGAGTGGATTTAGCTTTTGTGTTCTACTGATAGCCATCATCGCATATTTCAAGTAATCGTGTAAACCGTCCGTAGGTACATAACTACATATTGCAAGGTTTCGTTACTCCGCTATAATTTCTATAGCGGATTTTTTTTATTTCACGACGGGTGCAAATGGCATACGGAAGCGGAAACAGTAACATTAAAATGACTCCTTTATCTCTCACGGATGCTAACGCATGGCGTGATGTACTCGGTTGGGAGATAAACGACGGCGGCGCATCCGTTGACGTTGGCATGGCTTACTCTGCGGTTGGCTGGGTGAATCGTTGCGTGCATCTTCGAGCAGGCGCATTAAAGGAGCTTCCGTGGTCGCTGATGAAAGGCGATAGCGAGATCGCCAACAGTGAGAGTGAGGATTACTCTTTTCTTCCGTGGCTAGAGTCGCTGCCTGATTTACTCTACCTGGCAGAGTCGGCGTTGTGCATTACAGGCACTGCCTACATCGGCAAGGTTCGCAATCGTGGAAAACGCATTGAGGACTTACGATGGTTTGCGCCATCGACGATGGAGCCGATATGGAGTCCAGTTGATGGCTTGATTGGATACAAGCGCACTATCGGCAGTGCAAGCGGCGGCGTTAGCGTACAGCCGTGGTCGGTTGAAAATATCATCTATTTTCATATCCTCAATCCATTGCATGAGACTGAACCAGGTGCATCACCAGTGGCGGCAGCGTTACTTGACGCTCAGGTTATCTACAACCTGAATCAATACAGTAGCCTGTTCTTTCAACGTGGTGCAATTAAGCCGACACTGTTGACAGTGGAAGGTATGCCACCTCCGGCTGAACGGGAGCGTTTGAAAGCATGGTGGCAGCGTGCGTTCAGTGGTGTGAAAAATGCTTTCAATACTGAGATTATTTCGGCAAGTGTAAAGCCGATTGTTGTGGGTGAGGGACTAGAGGCGCTTAATAACAATAGCCTAACCGAAGAGAAACGGGAGGCAATCAGCACGGCATTAGGCGTTCCGCATTCGATGGTAATGAGTAACGCTTCCAACTTTGCTACGGCAGAAGCGGACAGGCTGAATCTCTACGATACGACTATCATACCGAGAGCGAAAACAATTGCTAACTCGTTGAATCGCCAGCTATTTACAGAGCTTGGTTATCGTATTGTGTTCAAGCCTGAATCTTTATCCATCTATCAAGAGGACGAAGAGCAGCGTGCAGGCGCATTGGTGCAACTCGTCAACGCTGGCATGAAACTGTCTGTAGCCGCTGAGATTCTTGGCATCGGCTTACCTGATGGCGTGACATACGAATCACTAGACGAGGCAAAGCAACAGGCAGACGCAGCGCAACAAGCGTTACTAGATGCACAGTTGGCAAAATATCAGCAGAGTGGCGCACAGTCAAACAATGCGCAGGATGCCAGCCAGCCGAAGGAAAACGCAGTCGATAACACGCAGGCGAAAACGAAAGAGGCTACACAGTTTCGCAAGTGGCTAAAGAAGCGAGATAACGCCGACATTCACACGTTTAAAGCTGAATATCTTACGCACGACGAACTGCACGAGATTGCCGACAATGTGCGGGAGGTGGCGACCGAGCAGCCTTTTTTTACGCTACCAGAGACGTTTACCCGTGAGAGTGTAAAGGCTTTGCTTTTGATGAATCCAGATGACGACGAAGCAGAGCAGAAGATACGCATGGAGTTAGAGCGACGAAGCGCACGCAACATTGATAAAGCCTTTACCGAAATGGTGAACACGCTTTATCCCGCTGGCTATGACGGTTTTGGTGGCGCATTCATCGACCCGAACATCGAAGCGGCAAGAGTACAACGAGCATTCAGAGAAGAGCAGGCGTTACGGGATGCGGTAAGCAGAGCATTGATTGATAGTGCCGATTTGGGTGTAAGTATCGGCATCGCACAACTGGAAAGCGTTGGCATCGGCTTTGATTACCTACTTGCGCACACATCAGCTAGAGATTGGGCGATTGCCTACACAGATACATTGCTCGAACAGATGGCAGTTACATCGGGCAAACTAGTCGGTAGCACGGTAGCACGATGGTTCGATAATCGGGAACCGCTCGAACAATTGATACAAGATTTAGAGCCTGTATTCGGAAGAAAGAGAGCCGAGCGCATAGCCGCAACGGAAGTTACGAGAGCAGCGGCACAGGGAACGGTGGCGGCGGGCATTGAGAGTGGCGTGGTTGATCATCAACCGTCTATCCGTCCACCTGAAAACACTCACGTGAATTGTCGATGCTGGCTTAGTATCGCAATTGATGACAAAAATAAGGGGCACTGGGTATTTCGCACAAGCAAAGATGAACGTGTTTGCCCTATCTGTTCGCCATTTGAAGGGAGATGGGTATGAGTGTATCAATTCAGATTAAAGGCATCGACACGCTTATCCAGAAACTGGGCAAAGTAGAAGGAACGAAGCACTTACGCCAGCCGATGGAACGTTCAGTGACACGAATTTTACACAG